AGTCTGTTCAGGTTTTGCTGAAACAAAGCTATGTTTTACTGTAATTGACAATGTGAACCTCCATGTTACGTATGTCTATAGCTAATAACTCTTCATAAGTTACTGCCGGCTTAGATTTCTTTACTGCCTTGGTTATTCTGTTATAGGGTTCTTTAGATTCTGGTGTAGTACTTATAGATTCAAAACCGCACTCTATCAATAGCATCTTAAGCTCATCAGAATCCATAGCACATACATGAAAATCCTGTGGGCTAGTTTGCCTACCATAAAGTGTAGCTTCCCAAAAATCCTTCATACCTAACATATTCTTACGCCACCGTTGAGCACATTCCCAGAAATCAGGATAACTTATAAGCAGCATACCATCTACCTTAAGTACTCTTGAGCATTCCAGAAGTATCTTACGATGGAACCGCTTCTGAATATGCTCTATACAGTGGAAGAAGAGAATTTCCTCTACCGACCCATCAGTATAAGGAAAGTCTTTCTTAACAAAATCAAGAACAAAATCAGGTTTACAATTCCTGTCACTATCGATATTAACATAACCTTTGAATTTACTAAGCCCGCTTCCTAGATTTAGTTTCATGTTTCACCATAGCAAGATATTCTGCATCTCTGTCTTTTCTGTTGACACTGCTAGCACTTAACCCCGGTCCATTTTTATCTACCGGAGTGACTTTATTCAGCATCTCGAAGTACTTTTTGTAAGCATCCCTGTTGGCTTCATGTATAACCTCAGGCCATAAAATATGACCACATTCACATTCGCAGTTGATACATATTTTCGCATCCGGGTTAAGTTGTTTAAGCTTTATACAGTAATATACATCCTCAGTAAAATTCGGCCCGGTCATAAAATAAGGTTCCCTCAGGTGACTAAGAGGCTCAACTTTAAGTAGTGCAAAAGAAAATCCTACAGCTTCCTTGTTAACTATTCCAGTTCTAGGAAGCTCTTTATCTATTACAAGTCCTTGCTCCTTATCCCTAGAGAAACTCATATAGTCAAAAGGATAACCACGGACACAGATCTTACCAGCAGCTACATCCGCTTTACAGTCCAACAGTTGCTTTAGTCCGTAGTTAGGATTTACAATAACATCATCATCCAAAAATAAGATATAGTCAGCTGAAGCTTCCAGTGCAACCCGCGCTGTCATGTTTCTCATTCTGTCTATACTCATCCTAGCAGGATTAGATATAATAAAATCCACTTCAGGGTAACTCCGACCCAAGCGGAACCAAAACTGGCAGTGATTCGTATAAGCAGGATATTGCATCTCAGTCAGACTATTAGTTCCAACCACGATACGTGTTCTCTTCTTCTTCTTCTTAATAGGCATCAGAATCTCCAAGAAAAAGGCAGCCAGAAAATCCTCCACCCTGACTGCCCATGACGTGAGGGGAATCACATCTGTCTAACAAAAGTTCTTAACAAAACTGTAGCAGCAAGTCTAGTATCTGTAGCATTAGTAGCGGAACCAGCCATAGTAGCAAAGTTATCAAGTAGGATAGCTTGAGCACTGGCAGCACTTGCAGCAGTACCAAAAGCATTATTAACAGTATCAATAGTTAAAGCATCACCACTAACACTTGCAGTAGCTCCAGAAGCCCAACTTACAGTAGTAGCGGAACGAGTGGCACGAACTACTGCCGACATACAGACTCCTGAAACTACAGCCTCTCCATAAGCAGGATAGACAATAGGTCCAGCAGCTACTCCGAAATAAAATAAACTAGGTGCGGAAGCATTAGCAGCCGCCGCAGTACTTGGAAGTACAACTTGAAGTCCATCTTCCCAACCAGCAGGTAAACCATTAGAATAAGCTGGAGGTTGGGGAGTTGCACTCAGGTTTAAAATAAGAGGCGTACCAACAGGGATTGTAGCTGCCGCAGCAGAACTATCAGCATTCCTAACACTATTAATATATCTTTCCGGTTTATTACTTTCAATTAGCTTTGTTCTCATCTTGCCCTCTTTTTACATTTTCAGTCCCTTGGCAGGGGTCAGTTGTGTTGACTGGTTGGGGAGTTTTCTTTACTACATTTAGTCTAGCAAACTCTCCAAAATACTTGACTGCGGCTCGATTATAAGCTTCTGCTGCTTCAGCTTCATCTCTATATCTACCAAGATTCATAAGTTTTCTATTAACCCTGATAGAAGATTTCCATGATTTAGACTCTTTATCCCAAGATACACCTTTATGCTCAGATGAGCAAGATTTTAAAAATCTATCTTGCTTAGCACTATTTGCCATTTGTTGAGACATAGTAGCATATCTGAGATTACATTTTCTATTATCCAAAGTGTCTCTGCTTATATGGTCAACAGTCATTTTTTTACCATCTCCTAATGGCAGTATTAATTGGTGCATATAAATCATCTTACCACCACTAAGCATAGTAATTGCATAACGTTTATCCTGGGCTATTTTTACTAGCCAACTATATGAGGATAATTTAGCATAATCCTCATCATCAACTATAGCAACTAAACTTGAAGCGTATAGGGGTATCTCTCTCATGATGTAACTGTAGCATGGTTGGTAACACCTTGTCAACAGTTACCCTGTTTCCAGTGAGCCACTCAAGTCCGTTTTCAGCCACCTGATTCAGCATCGATACCCCATCCGGTACACAGACCGTCAACCACTAACCCCTTTGTTAACTAGCATATGAGCGTGCAAACTTCGCTAACACACCCTGTTTACGCCTATTGTTCACGGAAACGTTTCCCATCCAACCGACGTGTCCTACCCTACTGTCGCCGTTGATTGGCTTTGCGAATGTATTACCATTCTCATCCTTTAACATATCCCAGTTCCGCGAAGGGTGATAGCGAATCTTAAAGAACTTCGCATTAACATAAACACAAGAACCAAAACTCATGGAACCAGGATTAACTACACCACCAACTGCTGTACCTGGTTTGTTATTAAAGAAATCAGGAACTTTGTCATCCATGATAACTTTAGCATTCAAGAACTTCTTACCAATGAAGGGATACTCAAAGTTAAGCGCATCAGCATTTGCCTTATACACAGCAAAGTAAGCATGAATAAAATTCTGGTAAGTAATCTGATCCATCAACATATGTGTAGCTGGTCCACCAGTTCCAAGTGAAGTCAGGTTATACATACCCTCAAGTTCATACATAAACTGAGAGTAAGTAGTAGCTGCACTTGTACCCCAGTGATTCTGCCACCAAGTATTAGGTGCTGCTTCTGAAATACCGCCAATAGTTAAAGCCGTGCCGGTAGCAGCAGCCCCACTAATACTATCCGAACCCGCAGTATTATAACTTATTAGCATTGGTAAAGGATTCACATGGTAACTACCATTCACAGTGGAGGTTTTAGGAACCTGCATAGCACCAGCGCCTGAACCCCACATGAAAGCTTGTGCCCAGTTTTCCTGTAAGCCTAGTTCACTCTGTTGGATACGAGCTTTCACTAAGTTAATAATCTTATGCTCATTCTGAACTACTTCCTTAGTATTGTAACTAATAGGTGAAGCAATCTGGCGCCACTCAAACTGAGCCTGAGTGATACCATCAGTAGGTTGTGTACTTAAATCATCATAACCATCATAGGAGTCAGCAGGTGCAAGACCATACATTAATTCTTCAGCAATATAAGTTCCTCCATCAGCTTCTTCATAAGACTCACCTTTGATAAGATCGTACAGGATAGAATTTGTCGCACCGATATTATCTATCAAGGTCTTTCTATAGTTAGCCAAGCTGGTAGAGAATACAGAATCCAAATAAGTTGTGATATTATTTGGAGCACTTGCATTCCCAAAAGTTAGTCCCACGGTTTTTCTTTACTTTCTGGAGCTTTGTTCTACTTGTTCCATTGCAAGTGAGACAGCATCCTTTAGAGACATCTTACGTGAAGTAGCTCCAGTATTACTACTAGGTGCAACCCCCCTGTTGTTAGCACTTAAAGATCGTGCAACCGAATCAGCCCTACTTCTATCTGCACGGTCGCTCCTAGACTTATTACCCTTTTGAATACCAAGTTCACCTACAGCTAGTGCGAAGATCCTTCTGTAGTACCTATCTGGACTCATAGCAGGATCTGTAGGAGGAAATTCATCCATAGCTTTGGACATTTCCTTCACCACAGAATCCGGCATGTCATCAGCTCCAAACCACTCCTGAGCTAAATCCAAATGAGTAGAAGCCGTTTCCTGCTCTATAGCTTTTAGTTCCTGTTTCTCTACCCTAGATCGAAGATCTGAGTCCGTACTGCGGCTTGAGATTTTAGCTTCCAGCGCCTCTTCAAGAGCCGGGCCAAGCTTAGGAGCCAGAAAAGAGAATTCCTGGCCTAAGTGTTTTTCCAAGATTTTACTTATATCCGCCGCAGCCTGTTCCGGTTCCGCGGTACGTAGTTCAGCTTTAGTATAACCAGCCTGCCGCGCAAGGAAATCAATAAAAGCACCGGCTTTCTGCTGATCTTTAAGTATCTGTACAATAGCCTTACCTTGTATAGCCTCTTCATCCACCCCAGGCGGCTCAACTTTATCTTCCACATGACTTTCAGTCTTATCCACAGCCTGCTTTTCTTCCACCTGAACATCAGACTTATCTTGGCTTTCAACAGCCTTAGTCACTGCCTCAGTGAGGCTTTCAACTTTCTCTTCTACTGGCATAAGTAACTCCTATTTGTAAACCAACCCACCCACTACTGAATCTGTTGTGCCAATTGTTCATTAACATCAGAAGTACCTGGAACAGCCATCTGAGCATTTCTAGCTTTAGCAAGATTCCCTGGTGCCTGTGCTCCTTGCGCTCCTTGGGTAGCTTGCTGCTGCATCTGTTGTGCTTGCATCTGTGCTTGAGCTAGTGCTACTTGTATCATCTCTTGTATAACAGCCTCATTTTTATAACCAGTCCTATAAGCAGCTTCCCTGATAAGCTTAGGACTCATCTTTATATCAGGAAACTGAGTACACATACTCATAAAGTTAACAAAACTTGTTTGAGCTTGAGCCATTGCTGCTGGAGTAGCATTCTGGATATCAAAATTTATCTCAAAATCATAACCATCATCTATTTCTTGACTAGTAACATATCTATAAACAGGTTCCTGAGTTAACTGTTGCTGTGGTTGCTGTGGACCAGGATTTGTTGTATACTTTATCCAAAGACCTGATACAAGTCTCTCCTGACACTGACATAGCAGTTCTCTACCTATAGAGCATAACCACAGACTAAAATCCAACTGTTCCGCTGATTCTCTTATCTGCGCTCTACTTTGTACAATTTTCGCTTGTGTCGCAGTCTCCCTATCCGTATCCTGTCCTCTAGCTTCAGCACTAGTTCCACTGATGGTATTAAAGTCATCTTTAGCAAGTGTAAGAGCATTCTCAGAGGTAGGTCCAATTTCAGGATTATCAATAGCTTTAATAGCATCAGGTTGTTTAACTTCTACTAAGATACCATCCGGCCCACTAGAAAACTTTTCCTTCTCCTCCTCATCTATCATTCCTTTAACAGTTTGAAACTTACGGGTAAATCTTCTGCGGTAGCTTCTAACTTGTTCCCGCGCTTCATTAATTTCATCCTGCGGAGAGAGCCATTGGAACACGGGAGGTATAGGATAAAATCCGCGTATTCTGAAGTCCCATCGAAGGTCAATAAAAGGTAATCTGTCGTAATTTCCAGACCATAACTCATGCATTTCGTAATCATCAAGTAGTAGCAGCCTCTTTTTCTGCACTTGATCCCAGATATTCCATACCTTACATATTTCACCACTGTTATATAGAGTTTTTAAAACATCATCATTACTAGTGTATCCAGAACCCCCACCAACAAAACCACTAGCATATTCAGCACTTATATAAGATCCACCAGAGTAGTCCTGCGGCCACGCTATACCTTTAGTGTTCTCTAAGACACTCTTATAGAAGTAGTCATAGTATCCTACCCAATCACAATCATTAAGATCAGTAGCTTCACTAGCACATACTCTGAACCTATGCGGCCAGATTCTCTTCACAAAGAATCTTTCATTCACAGGTACAGGATCTTCCTTAACTATCCTGTCTTCTGATTCTGGAACATCCGGATCAGTCCAACTAGCTAGTTCCGGGTCTATCTTCTGGGGATTCCTCCAGTCATTCGCATAACCTACTTCTATCATCCCGAACCGGAAGAAACTATCCATCGCGGCCCGTTTTATATGTTTAGTGAAGTTTATATTAGGATTACCAACTATAGTATTCAGTACATTCTCTTTAAGTTGTGCTGATTGAACTGCGAAGTCCTGATTCCATTGACTGTTACCAGGTGTCGGATTTATAACATACTGAGGTTTTTGAAAGAGAATACCTGCTAGCTTAATCTTGACAGTAGAGTATACAAGATTAAGAGTGTAAGGATTATAATTAGTGGTCGGATAATCTCGTCGTTGCTTCCACTGAAATCCCTCATAATACTCCTCCAGTAGTTTACACTTGAATTTTCCTTCCCATTCTTTAAACATTTTGTCAGCACCCTGAATCCTACTGACCCAAGGATTGTTTAGATTGTATTCTGTTCTGTAATCAGGCACCAGTAAACTCCTAGAGAATTTACTAGCAAGGGGTAATTAGAAGGGAAAATTTAGTAGCAGAATTACTAACTATTAATTAGAGAATTCACCAAAGTACTTCTTAGTTGCTATATTATAAGCTTCTACAGCTTTCTCTTTATCTGGAAAATAACCAAGATTATACCGAATTTTATTAGCATATATTCTAGCATTCCACTTATTTAGATGTGGTACATAACTTATACCACGATGCCCATTTTTATTATCTGATCTTAATTTAGAATTCTGCATGTTTTGAGATTTTGTAGCCCGTCTTAAGTTCTCTTCTTGATTATTTAAGCCATTGCCATCCTTATGATCTATTAAATCAGCACCTTCTAATGGTAAGATAAAATGATGCATATAAATATGTTTTTTATCTATTATAGTGATAGCATATTTATATTTTCCTTTTATATTAAGAAACCAATCATGTTTCCTTATCATATCATATTTCCAGTCATCCACCAACGCAACACAGCCGGCACGCCGATCACCACGCTTCCATAGCGTTATCTCTCTCATGAATCCAGTTTAGCATGTCAGAACCAACCATGTCAACCACTATTCAGTACTAGCCGCATTAGACACATGTCCACCAAGTGACCTACTAAGTAAACTATTGAAATAAGCAAAACTGTTCCTGGAAGGTTTTCTCAGTGCCTGTTTAGGTTGCGAGCCGTGCATAGCTACAAAATATCTTATACAATCATATGAGTGATCAGCTACTTTAATTTCTCTATCGTCACTGTAGAAACTCTTACCATCCACAGTACCTACAAGTTTTTTCCGCTGTAATCCTATCTCCCTGATAGCTTCCCGGCAGCCAAAAGGATAATCAAAGTCACCCTTCAAAAAGTAAAGTCCTGGGGCGGGCTGAGTTTTAGCTATAGGGTGTTTATAGCGAAAGGAGGGTGCAAGTAATTCATTAATCCGATTCCGCGTTGCGAATTCATTATTATCCGCCGGTATCCACACTAACTCAGGAGCTTCAAGAGTAGAATCCATATATTCATCAGCTATAGACCAGAAGCCACCAGCTTTCTGATTGGTCTTCTTGAAGATCTGAGGGTCAGCATAATTAGCTGAGTAATCCTCACTTCCACTCATAGCAGAGATTTCACGCCGATGGTAAGAAATAATCTGACCGGCTACATAATATTCTCTATATACAATATAAACACCATCTATAGCTGCTATCCACAAGCAACATGTAGGTGAAGCATCCCCATGATCTAGTATCCTGAATAGGTTTCCTTTATGTATAATCTTTTCAAGTAACTCTTTATCAAAGTTAAGTATAGATTCCTTCCTCACATAATGTATTGCAGAACTAGCTATTCCCCACTTACCGAATATATACTTATCCTGCCACTCTTTATCCCTACCAAGAGCATTATCATAAGTTTCCTCAGAACCTAGGTCACGTTGCCAAGCACCCTCACAGAAGAAATAATCTTTCACACGATCATTAGACTCAGGATGATACTTCCTGTAGATATAGTGGAATTCCGTATCAGGGTTACAGAGCAGCATTAGGTAGGAAGGAACAATAAACTTACCGTATTTATTTTTAGGCCAATCAGTTCCGAAGATTTCCTGATGTTGTTCTTGAAGCCAAGTTGGAACTACCACTCCATCCCATCTTCCTACACGGCTATCCAACACATCGTATACTTTCTCTTCAGTTTCTTCAGCCTGATCTATTAGAATAGAATTAGGTTCGATACCACGTAACGTGTTTTCATCTACATTATCTAGGTGTATCCAATATATTCTGCTACCATTCTTTAAAAGTGTATTCCCATCCTGCTCACTGTGAGATTCAATCAACTCCGCTGGTAAGATCTTAAAGAAAGTCTGCATTGTTGTCTTCTTAAGATCACTATACCTCTGTCGAGCTATGATCATACGATAATTATAAAACAGGTTAAGTAGATTTATCGACTTGAAACAACCTACCCAGGTCTTACCATTATTGAATCCACCACTAAAACAGGCATTCCTAGCTGTAGCGTGATAGAACTTCTCCTGTTGAGGATTAGCGAATTTAACATTCAGATCCACGCTGGTTAAACTCTAGGTAGTCCTGGTATTTTAGGGAACCCTATTTTCTTCATCCTAAGGCTGTGTATCAGCCCACCAGCTTTGAAAGCACTAGACATATTAGAAGTTAAGGGGTGCATTCTAGGAACACCTTCACTAGTTCCACTCATTCCACTAAAATATCTAGAACCTAAAGGTGAAGCTTGCCTCTCCAGAAAGTGTTGCTGAGTTACAGATTGTAGTCTAGCCATTTCTAGCTCCTTAGTGCTTAACTCCTAGTGTTTAGGATTAGTCTGAACCACCTGGCCAGATTTAGCTTGGGCCTGTGCTTTCTCTAATTGAGCATGAAGTTGTTTATTCTGGCTCTCAAGTTTGTCCAAAAGATCTAAAACAGGGTTGAAAGGAACCTGAACTAGCCAAGGATAACCTGTTTCAGATTCAAAAGCTCCCGCAGCATCACTTAAAACTTCATCGGGAGTTCTAACCTGACCCGGTTTAAGTGCTGTCAGCACAGGAGGATTACCTGAAAACCGGTTATACTGCATAAGTCCAAGCAGTGGAAGGTTAATATCAGGTTTTTGCGTTGCAGTTGAGGATTCTGTGGATGTTTGTTGTGCCATTTCTTTCTCCTTTTGCTATTCTTTAACCCTAGCAAGTCTTGGATTTGCTTTTTTAGCCGCAGCACTGGCATGTCTAGTCCTAAAAGCTAGTATTCTTCTAGCAGCATCCTTACTCACACCTTGTTTTGAGGCGATCTTACTAGCTACAGCAGCAAATCCAGGGTGCTTTGTACTCTGACCGTGCCTCAGAAGATTGTGCTTATCGTGTTTTTCGGACCCGCGATACTCTTTATCCCCTGCCCTTACTAAATCCGCTCCAGAACCTCTCTCACCGAACTCAGCTTCGGATCTATTTTTAACTTTGTTAGAAGCATCTCTTCCTCTAGGACTGACTGAAGATCCTTCCCTATCCACTGTATCACCTTTATCTTCATATTCCTTACTAGATCTTGTACCATAGTTATGAATATCTCCAGAACCCTCATCATCTTTATCCACCATCTCACCAGACTCACCCATATCACATATCTCACAGTCATCATCGCAGCAACCCATTAAGTGATCCGCGATTCTACCATGATCCATACGCTTAGTTCTTTCCATTAACGCATGTTTATTCCTAGAAGTACTTTGTATAGCCTTTGGATTATCTTTCCTACGCCGTTCTTCTAAATCCGATCCAAACATTTTAGACTCCTTGGAAGGGCCAGACTATCAAGCCCAGCCCTATTCCTACTTAAATCCTGCTGATACTTACTTCTGGCCCGGCCCAGGAGGATACTCTGAAGGTAGATCTACACTCAGCCAGCGTAGTCCTACTCCTACAATATTAGCTAAAAGAACACCTTTTCCTCCTACCCCAGAATCACAAGGAAGTGGAGGCCATACAGAACCAGGAGGTAGTGCTATTGGGTGAGTAGGTTCTACTGGCAAGAAGATAGGATGTGTTGGAACACCTGGAACTTGCGGAGGTAGAACTATTGGATGTTCCGGTTTAAGATCTGGCGGGACCGGTGGTAATACTATAGGGTGTGAAGGATGTTCACCTACTGGCGGCGTAGGTAATACTATTGGATGCGTAGGAACTCCAGGGACTCCTGGCTGTGTTGGAGGCTGGTCAGGAGGTAAAACTATTGGATGTGATGGATGTAACCCCTGTGGTACAGGAGTGATCCAAGCTAAAAAGCTCATCTTTTTGATCTCCTTACTGTTTGGATTTTCTTACTGGCCTTAGACACGCTTGCGGGAAGCTTAGATTCTTTAGTGGAAGCAAAATCGTGAAGTTGCTGATGGCTCATCTTCAGAACACCCTTGTTCTTAGCTGAAACTTGTGAAGGGTGATGTTCTGCCAGAGCCATTAAGCGTCTTTGAGCTACTGATACTGAAGGCATAGCTTTAATCTTAACCCGGACCCAACCCAGAATAAACCTCTTCCGGCGAGCTGCCTTTTAACTTATACTCTTCTTCCGCCTCTATGTCGCATACTAGTGGACGAACCCATATATATTTATAACCCATAATTTGACAGTGCAGTTGTGCTTTCTTTATTGCAATCTGTAAGTTACCATCGCAAAGAAAGTTCTTAGTGAGAGTAGCATTCATTCCGTGACGGTAATGAAGAGTCCAAAGATTAGAGAATCTCTGAACTTTATTTAGGGAATTAGCAGAAGATCCCATAACCGGTGTCTGGGTGGGATTTGGATTTGAAGTAGCCATCTTTAATTAACCTGTTCTTGTTCAGACTCAGAATCAGAATCAACAGAATCAACAGACTCATAAGAAGAGTCCAAGCCCTGTAAGGACTGTCTAGGAAATAAGTGTGAAGCAAGACCCTTAGTTTTAGTTAAGTCTTGCCCATCACTTTGTATGATAACAGTAAAACTAGGTACCTGAACAGGTGTTTCTTTAAGAGCACCACGGGCCTTCATTACTATTTCCAGTGCTCTTAGTTTTAGTGCTTCATTATTGGAATGGAGTGCTAAAGATACTAGTTCATCCGCGATAGTCTCATTAGTAAGACCAGCACTAGTCAGACCATCAACAAAAGATCCACTATCAGCTTTTTCATCCTCAAGAAGTCCAGCTTTCCTTAGAACTTGTTGAACTTCAGGTTTTATTAAGGGCATTAGTAACCTCCACCTTCCAGAGGTCTAGCAGCCTGTTCATCCTCTAACTCTGCTAATTCCTTCTGTAATCCTTCAGGTACAAAATCCCAAGAAGCTCTATCACTCATAGCTTCTACTAGAACTTTCAAGTCTACTGGAGTTAAGTTATTGAAAGAATCAAGAGTAACCCGGATTGCATCCAGAACTTCTGTGTAGGTAGGACTAAGAGGCGGGGTACAAATCTCAGACAGGATTAAAGCTATGGAGTCTT